TTCTATAGGAGGAGGTCGTGAAAATCGACCGGATGAGGTGTTCGCCGGGAAACCGTAATCATATACGGGCTTTCTTGCGGATGTTCGAGTCTGGTGTGGAGGACGACTTTTGTACCCCGATTCTGGGGCCCGATTACCGTAAACCTGGAGTTGATAAAGATCAACTCCGAAAACTGGCGGCCGAGGAGCTGTGGAGGTATTGCGATTTAGACACAACCTCTGAGTCTCTTCGGACAACGGAGCGTCTCCAGATGACGTTTCATGGTACCTGTAGTAGAAGGCCTCGGTATAGCATTCCAGCTACTGTCGGGGATTCTATTAAAGACCAGGTTGACGTCATCACGAGGAAACATCCGGTCGTCCTGAATAAGGATGCTGCTAGAGTAGCTGATGAGTTCGTTGCAAGGTTGTATCCCATGAGTAAGCCGAGGTTGAAGCCGGTGTCATTGGCAGTGGCTGCGACTTCGTTCTATGGGAACCGTAGCCTTGGTTATCCTCATTTCGTCGCTGATAGGAAGCTCATGAGACCTTACTTCGCAGAGACTGTTGAGGTTCATGAAGCGGGTTACCCTCTTGAGTACGCATTACGCGTTCCGTCTCTGATTGGGGCGCGCTCTGTGGCCAGGGGACCATATTCCTATGCCAAGACGAGGTTCATTTCTCAGTGGAGCCGTTTATTAGGTGTCCCGGAAAAGACGGTGTTCATCCCTCTGTTTCAGGCTCTCTCCGGCCTTCCCACGTTTTGTGCGTGGCAAGGCATGAAGAGGGTCGATCAGTGTGTAACGGCTTTTATGAAATGCGCCCCTGGTAACATGCTTTCGTTGGACTTTAGCCAGTTTGACGCGCATGTCCCTTTTGAGGTCATTAGGCATGTGTATGCCATTATGTCCTCGTGGTTTGAGGATGAGTACTCTAACCTGTTTAACTTTCTGCTGACTGGCTTTCTCCACAGCGGATTGTTGTGCCCTCCTCCTCACAATTATGTTGAGAGGTTGCGTGGGGTGCCATCGGGTTCAGTACTGACCAATATGGTAGATAGTCTGGTAAATTTGTGGGTCATGGCTTACGCTACAGCCTTATTAAAGGGCGGCGTTAAGATATTGGCTGCCATGTCTCAGGGCGATGATGGGGTGTATGCCTTTAGTGGCAATCCCGATTATAACGCCTTGTCCCGCATTTTACTGGATGAGCTAGGCATGACCATTAAGATGACCCCGAATAAGAACCTAGTGTCTAATCAAGAGGTGATGTATCTCCAAAACATTCACCGTAAGGATTATGCGCCTGGTGGTGTGTTCGTGGGTGTACGCCCTGTCCAGAGAGCGGTGTGTAACATGATGAGTCATGAACACGCTCCATCTCAGAAGGCTGGACCTGATGGGTGGATGGTCAAATACAACACTTACCGTAACTTGCAACAGGTCAACAATGCAGCGAATCACCCTCGTTTTGAGGGATTTTGTTTGTGGCATTGGCACCGCGATGAATACCTTAAGATCGCTTTGAAGAAAATTCTATTGCGTGACGAAGAGGTGTTCAAAGCTAATCGGCTGCTCGACGTCGGTTTAGGTGAAAGAGGTAAGTTGCCGGTCCTGGAGTTGGCGAAGAGTCCGGTCGTAGCCATGCTGGTCTCGCTCGCACGGCGTCGTCGTGTGTCTCTGTGATCCTACGAACTTCCTGGATAACTACCAGGCAATCATGGTCTTAACAATTAGGAGGAGTTATGCCTCGCCGAAGAGGAAGAGGTGCTGGTAATTCTGGTAATCCACCCAGTCGTGGAGGCAATCCGTATATGTCTCCCATGGCCGATTACACTAAGAGAGGAAGGGGTATGGCCAATTGGATCGTTGGTAATTCCAACGTTACAGCTGGTGGCGCCCTGGTATCTGGAGGTTTGATAACTACTTGGACACTTGGCTCTGATGTCACAGTGTCCTTGGGATCTGGTGCCCAAGTTACTTATGTAGCTTATGGCATCATTCCTGCGGTGGCTTCAGGCACCGCCGCTCTGGGTCATGTCCGGATTGATGAGATGAGGGGTTCACTCTTCTTTAATCTCCCCAAGACGGCTGCATTGGCCCAAAGAGTTGCGGTTGGTGTAGGAGTTTATGTAGCGGAAAGCAGTCAGAATACGACTGTGTGGACCGTTCTCAACCCTCTCGATCCCCCAACGTCTGGAGAAGATTTGTTCCTGCTACTTAAAGCATGGGACGGGATTGTTGCAGCGCCCGTCGCTGGAGTCAGCAATTCCGTTGTCGAAATTCCTGTCAACTGGACTCGTCCAGTCATGATTGGAGGCGGCACTGCTCTCCACGTCTCGGTTTCCGTCTTGATGCCCGGGGTTATGCCAACGAATGTGTTGGTTTCTAGTGCCTTCCGTGTGCGGGTCACGGCCGTAGCGTAGTGGTGGCCAGTAATGTCCATCTCCACCCGGGCTACTCTATAGTGTTAGCTGTTGTTAAGGGTGCAACTAACTACTTGATGATCCCGGGGCCCTTTATACGGAGTCGTGATATGTCCTT